TTCATTTCGGGCATGTGTTGGGCTTAGTAGCTTAACGGGTTGGGGGGTCTGGCAATACATTGGCGGTGGTTGGCTGTTTTAGGTATGTTTTAGGGTGGTTGGTAGTGTGTGTAGGGGGGTAGGGTTGCGGGGGAAATGTGAAAACGGGAGCAGCTGTTTATGTTATATATATATTAGAGTAATAGGGTAAAAATGCTAATTTGCTCAAAATTAAACTATCTAGACCGGGCCCTTATGTTTGTATCAAAAGAAAATTGAGGGGCCAGAAACGGCTAAAAATGGCCTTTAAATTAATTTGTTATTAAATGTTAAAATTTTGTTAAAGAATAAATATTTATTTTGCTGAAAAGAAATAAAATATAATATTTGCATTTAAAGGGCCAAAAAATAGCCCAATATTAAAAAACTAAAAAATTTAGCAAAATGAACACACTTTTTACGAATGATTATTACCAGTGCTTTAATGTTACTAAATGGCTCCCAACAAAAGATGAGCTAATACAGGACTTTAATAAAAGAAACGGCAAAGCCTCAAAAACGCGCTTTATTAATGAAACATTGAGAGAAGCACTGGAAACACGCGCGGACCTGATAGAAGCCCTAAACAACAGAAGCAACGGCATGTTACATGGAGCTACACACACTTACAATGATTTAGCTATATATAACAACTATATCCAAAACATTGAAAACCTTAAAAACATATAAACAAACAACCAGTAAAACAAAAACAATGGAAAAACTAAAAGAACTATTTGAAAAACTAGAAAGCCTAAAAGCAGCCTACAAAAACGGGTATTTATCAACAAATGAATATTCAACCAATTACACCAACATATACAAACAAATCAAGCGTTTAACCTTAAATAAATAACACAATGCAAAATTTAGAAACCAAAAAAACTTTTGTAGCGTTCAACGACCTTTACAAAGGCAAAGAAGAAATAGTATATTTTAACGCCCCTAATTTATTAAAGGCTCGTAAGTGGTACGCCAATGCCATAACACTGGAACAATGGAATAAAATAGTAAAACAAAATTTTAACCCATTAACGCAAACTTATTAAACAATTTCAGGGGGTTGAAATATACCCCCGCTTTATTACCTTAAAATTTAACCAATGAACAAATCAACACAAACCGCCCTTTTAATTGCCCTATTATTTTTATTAATAACATTAGCCGACAACCTATAAAACCCTAAACCATGCAAACAATTAACACACTTTTGCCCGTCCTTTACATTATTACGTTGGGACTTTGTGGCCTGTCTTTTATGGCCCTATTTTTAACAATTTTTTATAATTCATTAAAAGCTATCAAATCTTTTTTATTTTAATTTGCTTAAATATTAATTAACTACAAAAATTTTATTTTATGAAGTACCCACAAACACAATACAACGAACTAAAAAATGCTTTGTTATTATTTACAAAACGCTATGAAATAGACAAAGAAACGGCAACCAATAAAGCGGACTATTTGCACTATAAAATCTACCAGCAAAAGACCTACCAAGACGGCAACGCCAATGTAATAAAAAACGAGGACGGCAGCCGCTTATTTGAGCTGAACGAGGCATTTAGCTTATATCCAGACGGCTGCAATGATACGCACGTTAAAACAGCCATGAAGAACGTAATAAACGAAATATTCAACTAATAATAAAACACTATAAAAACTCAACACAATGAAAAAAAATAAATATACTTACTACCTAGTTATTCAGCAAAATTACGGCTTCGGTTGGGAAGATAATTCACTCTACCAATGCACCAGCAACGGCCTACCAGTTGAAAAAAGCGACAAATTTAGAGAAACAAAAAGCGGCTTAAAAATACCTATTTCGCTATATAGCCACGATTTAGCAGAATATAACCGCACCGGATACGCTACACGCACAATAAAACGCAAAGAAATAAACCAATAAAACAACCTTAAAAACTAATACAATGAAAATAGAACTAACAAGCAACGACAAAAAAACATTTGCAACCCTCAATAGTTGGGAAGATGCAAACCAAGCAACCAAAGCTATTTTTAAGCGTAATTTTTGGAGTGATTTATACTATAAAATTACTTTTGAAGATGGAACAACAGCAAAAGGAGTAATAGATTTAGAGCCGCAAAGTTTTCATAAACCGCACCAAAATACTATTTTATCAACACATTGTAGAACATACTGGACTAATGTAAGCAAAACAACCCCAAAGCCATATTTATTACAATGCGATATAGACTACTGCAAAAAATTACTAAAATACTTACCTATTTAATACATTAAAACACCCTTAAAAACTAATAAAATGACAAAGAAACAACAAAGAGCCGAAAATCTTAGCCGCCATTATTTTAATATCGCACAACTTTACCAGCAGACGACAGGTAAGGAAATAACACAGGACCAAGCCAAAAAGATTAGTAATAAATTGCGAAAGCTGGAAAGACTGGCAACCATTGAAACAACCGCACAAAATAACGGCTACTATATAGAGCCAACCCCGTTAGATTGGAAAACCGGCAGAGCGGAAAAATTACACTTAAAATTAGACGAGCAAGGCAGTTGCCCCGAAAGTGATGCAAAATTAGATGAAATTGAAAAACAGGTTCAAAAAATATTTGATAACAAATTAGAGGGCCTTTTTATCAATTATGATAGTAGAGGTTATGCCCTTAAAATAAAGGCCGATAACAGCCCATTAGGGCAGGATTGGGGCGGTTACTATATATTAAGCCCTGAAATACAATAAAACAACCTTAAAACATTAAAAAATGGAAAATTTAACATGTACCAGTTGGTTAAATGGCAAACACTCCGCCAACATAGAAATAAATACGCGCCTTCCTTATGTGGCTTTATATGATTTCTTTGCGCAGGGAGAAAACGCGGAGGAAATAATAAACGAAATAAACGAAATATATAACAACGAAAAATTAAATTTTACACCTTTGCAAGCGTGTGAATATTGGGCAAGTAGCCGCCTATAAAACAACCTTAAAACAACCTTAAAACCTTAATTCATGACATACGACAAAATAGCCCACTATATAGGCAAAGAGCAAACGACTTTTATTTGCAGCCAACCAGCCGACAAATTAAAGCAGATGAAAAAAGCACTTTTGTATGAATTTAATGAAGTACACCCAAAAAACCCGTTACCAACTGAAATACTTTTCAGGTACACTATTGAACTAGAATTAATTGATAACCTACTAAAAAACTAATAAAATGACAAAAAACAAACTAGAAAAAAGAGCCTTAAAGCTATTTAATGAATGTAAGTATAGCAGCTATTTAACCATATTAGAGGTAATGTACACAACCGCAAGTGAACAAAAGAAATACATTAAAGCCTCATTAATTAACGAACTAATAAGCGAAGAAATTAACAACCAATAAAACCTAATAAAATGGAAAACAAACAAGCCTTTGAAAAATTGATTTCGCTTTATGACATTTGCGACCAATTACAAGACATGAACGAGGAACAAACCGCCGAAGAAATGCGCGACACCCTCAATAAATTATCGGCTTTTATCCAATCATTAAACAACCAATAAAACCTAATAAAATGAAAAAAGTACTAAGAAAACGGAATAAATTAGTTCAATTAGCAACTAAATTAAAAGGCGAGGAACTTAAAGCCGTAGAATACGCTATAAAATTAATTGATTTTATGATAGATAATAACCAATAAAACATAATACAATGAAAAACTACATAACAATAGGGGGGCAAATTGGCTACCTTAACTTAAAAACTGGTAGATATAAATGGATTGAAATAATTGGAATGAAAAAAGATGAACTTGAAATGCGAGAGGAAAGAAAAAACTTTGCCAACCACTACACCGAAAAGACAGAGGACGTAATAAAGTACCTTAAAACCCCTTCAAATGATTTTAAGGATAAAAGACCGCTATTAAAATATAAAGGCACTACAAAACTATATTAACTAATTTTTAACGTATTTTATTTTGCTCAAATAAAGCAAAGATATAATTTTACTAAATCATTAAAACCAAAAGACAATGAAAACACAAAAAGAAATCATTTCAAATTGTTACGACTATATAGTGAATGTAACAATAAAGCAGAAAAAATTATTACCAGCCATTGAATTGTACGGGGACGGCAGCCGTTGGGATAATAGAAAAGATATTTTTATGGCTACTTATCAACGAGTAGAAAGCCTACTAAAAGAAAATAATTTAATATAACCACCCTAAAAATAAACACATGATTGCAGCAATTTTATTAGCCACCCTATCCGTATTACTTGTATGTGCAGACCTTACAGATAAAGAAACCGGCTACATTAATAACAATTTTGAAGAAACCAATAACCAATAATCAATAACCAGTTAAATTAAATTTTATGCAACAGGAACAAACATTTTACATTGTTAAGTACAATGATACTTACGGAAACGGAGATGAAACAAGCGTTGAAGCCCTTTTGAAGTCCGAAAAAGATTTTAAGAAGTGGCTTAAAGAACACAACAAAGAACGCAGAGAGAATGGAGAGGATAGAGAATTAGCCGAAGAATTTGATGTAATACCAGTACAATTATTTAACCAATTAAATTAATAAAATCATGAAAACTTTTGACTTTTACAGAGATGAAAAACAAACAATTTGGGTAAGAACAAGATTTGATATCCAAGCTGAAAGCTATGAACAAGCATTGGAGAAAATTAAAGAAGTTGAAGCAGACAAATCCGAAAGCTATGAAAACACACATTATTGGGAATTTTTAGAAGAAACATTGGAAGAAATAACACCGGAAGAAAACAAAGGAGAGGCAACCCTTGAAATACACTCCGAAGATACAGATGAACTAATTTACACAAACAAAACTAAAACTAAATAAAATGAGATACACAACAGAATACAACCCAGCACTTACACAAGAATGTAAAACCTACATTAGTAGTAATATAAACCCAATTTATAGTAGTGAAGATACTGACATTTATTCGCTTGATTATGTTTGCGAAGTATTAAAACTACAAATGAATGAAGGTAATGAAGAAGTTATTTTTAATTTACCTTCAAAAGACATGGAAGTATTGCAAAATCTTACCAATGAAAAAGTAGATTATATTGAATTTTAACCCATTAAACCAATAAACCATGAAAACATTTGATAATCTAAAATTTAAGTCAAATTTAGATAATGGAGGCATATATGCTCGTATTTATTTTAATAACGGGTACGGAGCGTCTGTTATACAAAACATATATTCTTATGGAGCAGACAAAGGATTGTATGAATTAGCAGTTTTGGATAATGAAGGTCATCTAACATACGATACACCAGTTACGGAAGATGTTGAAGGTAACTTAACACCTGAAAATGTAACGGAATTATTATACAAAATACAAAAACTAAAACCAATTAAACCATGAAAAACGTATCAATTCACAAAACCGGCTACAATATTTATTTATTGCCAACCATTAATTACTACCATGTAACCAGAATTTTAGAAATTTCTTTTCTTAACTACACCCTTAAAATTAGTTAAACCATGAAACAAGAAACAAGAGTATATGTAATTGACTTAAACAATGATACCAGCGAAGTTGAAATAGGTAATTGGAATAACTTAACCAATGAACAATGGATTGATTTGAGTGAAAGACAAGGTTACGTTTTTTCACTAGACGGGTTTCAAAAAGCGTTTAACAACGAAGAAATATCCTATGACACCTACATTAGATTTATTACAATAACATTAAATTAAATTAAAATGAAACAAGAAACAAGACAAAACCTAATTGACACCATTATTGACTTAGCCGGTGATGAATTTGAAACCCCAGCAGACTATATCCAATTAGCAAAGGAAACCCCTGATGAATTAGTTAGTAGACTTATTGGAATAGCTTGTTATTATAGAGATGAAGTAAATATTTAAAGCCATGAATATAAACCTAAATACAATTAGCACTACTGCATTTGCAAAAATGTACGAATTGGATAAACAATATGTAGGCACTGAAAACTACATTGGACTAGCTTATTTCTGGAATTATGAATATAGGCACTATTTAAGAGATGCAAAGCCACATATTAAAAGGAAAGTACATAATAGTTTTCTATTGGAAAACCTACCAATAGCAGATGCAACGGAAAAACACCTAAACATAATTAAAAAACACACTAAATTAAATTAAAATGATTGACCTAAGAAAACCACGCAGAACACCAAAGGAAGTAAAGTTAATAGCCGTTAAAGATACGGGAATACAAGAGGCCGTATATAAAGTAGACAATGTAGTTTATTTTGCGGAAATACAGAACGACCAAGACGGAGAATATTATTTCCTTCACATGAGTAAAGCTATTTATTTACCTGATGAATTTCAACAAAAAGATTAAGCCATGACACCTGAAAAAATTAAAACGCAAATAAAGGCCATTAATAGCCGAATTAAAGCAGGTAAAGTTAAGAATGTATATTCTGCTCAGGGGAAGATTAAAGCCCTAAAAATAGCCTATTTGAAGGCTAAACAAGAGCAAAGCTGGAATAACTATTTAGCCAACTAAATGTTAATTCTATTAAATTTCTTATTTTGCTATAATAAAATAGTTATACCTTCGTTTAATTAAATTAAAACACTAACCCCATGAAAAAGAAAGTATGTAGCGTAGCTGAATATATTGCCATGAATGATGCAATAAGAAACGCCACCGCTAGAATTAAAAATGGAAAGCTGGAATATCTCCACAATGATAGATGGATAAAGCCCCAAGAATTTACAAGATATAACCCAACCCCAGTATATACTAAAAAACCTGCTCCAATAGTATGAAATCAAGTTCCAATATAGTATCCGCTATACAGCACTTAAAAATGGCACAAGAGCATTTAAAGGACTTTAATAGGGATAACCCCAATACAAGAGGCAGTAAACTATTTCAAACCTATATTGATAAAATAGAATGGATATATAGGGATTTTATTAGCAATCCAATATTACCTTCTGATGTTACCAGCGGTATAAAGGAAGAATGGAATAGTGATGTCTTTTGTGTACCGGCAATAACTGATAAAGTATCTGTATTAAGACCGGACCAAAGGGAAATGATAGAGGAGATTATAGACGGATTGATAGCCGGAGAGGAAATTAAATTTATTGACACACCAAAATAAAAAACATGAAAAAGTATGAATTAGTACAAGAAACAGAATTAAATGGACAAGTATGGTATAAGATTTTCCAAGACGGAACTTATGTGTACGGAACATTAACCAGAAATTTAGAAGAAGCAACCAATAATTTAGAAGCATTTGCCAATGGCAAACAAAGTACCCCCATTATTCAAATAATTAAAACAATAGAAGTAGATGAAAACAAAACAGATTAGTTTATCGGAATATGCAGCAAGAGTAAGCCCAGAAGGTTTTAGGAAGAATAGAAAACACCCCGAAGAACCATTAACTCAACAAGCTATTAAGTACAGAATTAAAATGGGCATGGAACTACCTGATGTAATTGAAGCCAAGAAGATAGGTAAAGTACACGTATTAACCGTAAATGTAAATTTTTAACCTCAACCACCATGAAAACACCAATACAGATTATTGCAAATGCAAAGAATGAATTAAACCAAAATGATTTTTGCGTCTGGCTGGAAGAAAGTTTGGTTGCATTTAAGGAGCTAGAAAAAAACCACATCAGTAAAGCATACGTTATGGGCTCATTAAATAGGCTAACCGATAGGGCAGCAACAACATCAGAAGAATATTACAATCAAAATTACAATGAATAAATCATGTTAGCATTAAAGATATTTATATTGTTAGCTCTGTTTTTAGGCTTTATAGCCTTCATGACAATAGCTTGTGTACTAATTGTATTATTAATTGAAAAAAGAATTAAAAATGGATATACCAACGATTAAATGGCTGGAAAATAGTATAGCCACTGCTCCCAATGAAATTTCTTTGAACGGCATAAAAAATTGTATTAAATGGTTTTCTCAAATGGAGCCAACAGATACAGAAATATTAGAACAACTATACAATTTAATAGAAGATAAAAAACAATTTGTATAATGAACAACCTATTATATATTGCCCGTAAAAACGCTGTTAAAACTTGGCGGTCATATCCAAAGTCGCCAAAATCTAAGCTACAAAAACCAGTAATAAGACATGAAAGAAAAAGCCCTCCTAATCTTATTTACCTTTTATTTTATATTGTATTTGGTAAGCCTTAAAGAACGTAAAAAACTATTAAACGACTAAGAACCATGACAGAACTACAAAAACAATACATAGACCAAAACCATAACCAAGAGCCTATATCAGTAATGGTAACAGATACCGGCTTAACCTACCTTCAAATACTTACCTATTACAAGGAAATGGGCTATGAACCAAAAAAGAAAAGAAGCAGAAGGTATGAACATAAAACACCTGCCGATTGCTTTGACGTAGATAACTACAAACCCGAAACTATATAATCAAACCAATTAAAACAAATCAAAATGGACATTAGACAACAATGTAGAGAGCGAGCTACTAAATTCGCTACTGAGTATGGCTTCACAGATGTAAGCGAGCATATTATAGACGTTATGGTTTCTGTTATGTGCACACGTGATAAAACCTCGCACGCTGGCGGCAGCTTTGTGCAAGCAGTTGTAAATAACAATTTGTATTTAGCTTTAAGTAAAGCAGACGCCGATTGCAGAAACAATATTTATTTACTAGCTATGTGTAAAGAAAATTGCTTTTTAAATGAATTTTAACCCTATTAAACCAACTAAAACATGAAAGTTGTACTAAGGTACACTTATTCTTTATTTCAATATAGCGTATTGCTACTTACTTATACTGGCACTTTACTAATGATATATAGTCTTATAGATATGGTATATAGTATATTCTTTAATTAATCAAAATAAACACATGAAACTAAACTCAAACATACCCAGCTTTAAGGCGCTAGTAAAGAAATCATATTTTACAAAAGACCCTAACGATACAAATGAATACTACAATGTATATGTATTTGGTATACAATCGGTAGGCGGCAAGATACTTACGTTCCACGTTATTACAGACTCCGGCATGTTAAGGAGCAGAGTGCCATTATCCGAGATATATACTAAGATACCAACCAATGACATACCATTTAACTACAAGCAGCTATGGGATTGTTTTAGTGAGAATGTATCGGTAGTTGAGTACGACTTCCTAGCATTTCATAGGGCTCAGGTAGTATTAAGAGATGGTAGTAAAGTATGGGCCACGTATATATTAACTATTGATTGGTATAACAACCCGTATAGTGATGAACCCTCAGATTATAAATGCGGCCATGTATTAGAGTCTGATGACGGATATTTATTGTGTATGCCGAACAATAGGATATTCTGGAAAGACTCCAACTTTGTAACCAAGCCACTACCAGATGATTTGAAGCAGTTTAAGGTAGATACTGAACTTCCTTCCGTAGAAAACCAATCGGATAGATGGGTAGCAGAAGATACAAATTCATTTTATTATGACATAATAGAAAACATATAACCTATGAACTTAAATAAATATATTTTAAAACCATATAACTATTCTAGTTACAAACTAAGAGGTTGGTTTGGTAGAAAACTTTATCTTTTAAGTAGAAATTTAAAAACAAATAACCTATGAAAACAGCTATTGAAAAATTAGAAGCATTATTTTACAATGAAGCAGACCCTACAATTAATAGTAGTAGTTGGGTAATACACGAAAGCACATTAAAAAAATTAATTTTAGCTGCTAAGGAAATAGAAAAAGAGCAGATAATGATGGCATACAATGATGGTTTTCTTAACGCAGGTCTTAAACAATGGAAAACATCAACAGAATACTACAACCAAACCTATAACCAAAACAAATAAACCTATGATACAAGACCTAAATGAAATTAATTACTCAATTAATGAGGGTAGATTATTAATGGCAGCATTGGCAATTATTACTACTGAATGTAGAACCAATAAAACACCTGATGAAGTTATTGAGGAGTTAAATAAATTGTCAGAACATATGTTTAGAAGTGAGCCAAAAATAGAAAACCAAAACAAATAAACCTATGACACCAGAAGACATGGCAATAGAGTTAGTAGATAAATATATGCTACAAACCGATTGTTTAAGTAAAGCAAAAGAATTAGCAATAGCAGCAGTAGAAAAAACAATAAAATCTTCTTATGCTTATTCTTGCTCGGAGGCTTATGGCAGATTTATGGAAGACCCTTTTTTAACGGAAGTAATAGAAGAAATTAATAAACTATAAAAAAAACAAAAACTATGAGCTACCCATCACAAACAGACAATGGCTACAAGCTAGAAATTAGCACTTACAATCAACCAACAATAAGATTAATTGATTATCCATTTAAGGTAACTTTTACTTGGAAAGAAAAACAAATAGAAGTGCAATTAGATAATGGTGAAGATGTACTTAAACTTGCTAACTTGTTTTCAAATTTTTTAACGAGTAATAATATACCAAACACTGTATCAGAAATTGATAAAAAATAATAATCCATGAAAATATTTCTATTTTTTATATCAGGCTTTTCATTGGGCTTCGGTATAGCTTGTTTTATATCTGAATACATTGAATCAAAAAGAGAAAACCTATGAACAAAGATAATAATATGGAAAACGAAACCAAACCAGAGATTACAAGATTAGAAGTAATTAACCACGCTAAAAATGATAAGCCTGTGGGTAGAATATTAACCCTATATCAAGAGCTCGGAGATTTTAAGTCAATAGAATTGTCTTATCAAGACGGGGGAAAAACGCTAAAAATCTTTTTAGATTAAGAAAAGGTAGTAAAACTACTACCTTTGGCTTCATTTTGTTACCGACTTTGGCAACTTTTGCCCTCACTTTGTACGTTCTGATGTACAATTATACGTACAAATAGCACAATCTAAAGTGCAATATTATGCGCTTAATGTCGGAATTTTACATAATTAGATACCTTTTTTTGACATAATGTGCGATAAAATCCACATTAATACGGTTTTTAGTCCATTATAATACACGTTATTTGTAACAAATAATAGTATAAATATGTTACGAACTGCATGGATTTTCAGGAAATTTCATGCAAAAAACAATAAAAAATGATAAAGATAATCCTTATTGCCGTTTACCTTATTGCATTATTTTTCTTTGTAAGAGATATATGTAAGGCCCCCTTAATAAAAATAGATGAAGATGATGTGTATTAGTGCTTAACTATTAGCTGCTTCTTATCTATGAATTTGTAGATAAACTCAGCTATGTGACCTGATAACCATGCTCCTGCTTCATCATCTACAATACCTCTGTCACTTTTTATTATGTTTACCATGTGGTAATTTTCATGTGATAGGGTATTGTGGCTTAAATACTTTTGTTCTATAATCATGTAATAGACATCTATGTCTGGGGTGATAACTGTTCCTTCTGCATCTCCTTCAAACATCTGCCCCATTTTATGCTTTTTGTATACTTTATTAGCTTCATTAATTAATGAATCTGTAATAATAAGTACCACTTTGCAACCATAGGTAGATATTTTTAATGTAGAAGTTAGTTTCATTGGTCATCATTTATTAGTCTATTAATATACCAAATTGCCTTTTTTAAGTCCTCTTTACCACCTTTGCGTTTCCATCTCCAAAGATACTTAATTGCGTTACCAGTAGCAAATGCTTCTTTACCTTCTAATCCTTTAACTGCTTCTTCAATAGCATCTATGCACTCAATGGAGCCGGCATTGTAGTGCGCTGGGTGGTCAACTTTTTCCATTATTAACATCATTTAAATATCTAAATTTCATACCATAACAATGGTTTCTTTCTCCTATTAAAACCCTTCTTATATCATTTATATATCTTATATTATAATTTTTCATTATATCTCTTGCGCAATCAAAAGTGCCTAACAAATTCATATTTAAATCATAGCAACATATAGGTCCTTTATAAGTAGGATGATTAACACCAGTTCTTTTTTGTGCAGCTATTGGCTGTTTTTTACCCTTTATCCAAGTAGTGCGACCTTTATGAATTGCTGATATTTTACTTTTGGTCGCATCAGATAATGGACCCCTTTTTTTCCCTATTTGAATTTCACTCAAAAAGCGTCTAGTTTCTTCTGTATGTTTTTTACCATAAAATGGATTTTTATCGCCCTTTGTAGCAATTGATATTTTTTCTCTAGTTAAAAGACAAGGATTAAAAAAACTATCTCCACCACCAGAAAGATTTGCCAATATACCATCATTATTAGCTATACGACCATACAATGATATAAATTCTATTTCTTTTTTCTTCGCTTCTTCAATGTCAATATCATAGAATAATATTTCTACTTCAAATTCTGTCTTATTTGCTATTTTTTTCCAAATATTATTTCTTCCTTTCCTCGTCCTTGACCTTCTAAAATTATTATCAGTTCCTATACCAATATAAAATGGTTGATTTTTGTCAAGCCTGATATGCCTATATACGTATGCCATTAATGCAATTTACCATTAATAATTTGATAATTTTTAACTACAAAGCTGCCATCTTTTTCCACTAAAATATGGGCAAATCCATGCTGCGCATTGCTTACTAGCGGACTGTAATTGGGGCGCAATTCGCAAAGTGACCCTGTTGACCAGCACCCAATAACTTTCCCGTCTAAATCCATTTCAGTATGATAGCTAGACCTATGTAAATGCCCTACAATAACACTTTGCTTTGCTCGTAAGAAAGCCCCTCGTGCTGGACTTACGGGTACAAATATGCCCTTAAAAATGTGATGTCCATGAGTAATGGATAGTTTACCTGCTTTAACCAGAACCGTATCATCAAGTATCTGGACCTTTTGCTCGTTAAGTCTTAGTCTTTCTTCTAAATGGAAATACGGGTCGTCCCATATCTCTCTTACCTTCTGTTCTAAGAACTTTTCCCAACGAACACAGTTCCCGCTAAAAGCTACTTTTCCGTTATATCTTGTTATAACACTACCTAATGGCATTTCAACGCAATGCACCTCCCCGTCATACTCAAAACTGTCCATTTTTTTAGGTGAATTACTGGACATTGAATACCTTATTTTCATAAAATATTGAAGTTTGCCATTGGCAAATCCAGAATTATTAAATCTTTCATCATACAAACAAGTAAATATGTTATTATGTAAACACATTAATTGTATTGTATCTACATCGTTTTTAGATGTAGTTGTCCAAAATACCCCACCATCTTTTAGTACCCCGTCTGTTATTTTAATTTCCTCAATTACAATCTTAGCCTGTCTTTCCGACAATAGTTTAAAAAAGCTAGGAAACTCTTTTTTGCCATTTAAAAGCTCATAGATTGGCTTAATTGTCTTGTTGTTATAAAGTCTTATCATGAACGGTTGTAGCTTATTTAAGCCGCCTTTTGTGGCTTCTTTTACCGTATATGTATAGCCTAGCTCATCTAGTATAGCTGTAAGGTTGTCTATCTTTCTTTGTTTAGATATTTTGAATTGGAAACGCATCTTACCATCTCCGTATTTCTTATCTAAAACAATAGTTCCATCACACACTAGATTTACTATAAATTTAAGTAAAGCATCTGATATTGGGTAGTCCTCGTTATTTGAGGTTCCTGTAGATACTATTTCTTTTAAATGCTTTTGGGTAACATCCTTTGCTTTTATCTTCTTATTACCAACTATTACATCATGCGAATGAGTAACAACTTGTCTTGAGAAGCCATTGTCTATATCATACATCAAACCTTTATAGTTCTTTCTGATAATTGAATCAGGATGTGCATAAGTAATAACCCTGTCTGTATCAAATTGGGCTACCAAATCAGTAGATGATAAGGACTTAAAATCCTTAAAACCATCTTTTGTAAGCACTTCAGTTCCATCAATATAGCAATGGTTGCCTTTTAGCCAGTATATAGAGGCATCAGGAAAAGCTGCTCTTAATTGAACTAAAAACTCTTTGGTAGCATCAAACTCCTGCTTGACACTCCTTTTCTTCATATCCTTTTCAAATCTACTTACTTGGCTATTGTCTATCAAATCGCCGTTAATAAATATAGTATTTACATTTTCCTTTTTACCATAATCCAAGGCTATTGTAATAGCATCTATATCATGATAAGGAATATGCAAGTCGGATATTAAAAGTATATTGTTGCATACTTTGGGTAGAATAAATGGTTCTCTCTTTTCCTGATAACTATCAGGCAATTTATACGGGTTTTTTGGTCTGTCAGGCATTGGTATGATTGTTTTAATTTTTTTTAGTTTGGCTCCCGCCTTACCTTCTATGTATCTTAAAAACATTCTTGCCTCCTCTACATCTTTGAAGGTTAGATTATTTTCAGCATACATTATTCTAGCTAGTTTCAGAGTAGGCATTTCCCACCCATGCTCCTCTCTGTATTTTCTTGCTATGTCTGATTTGTTCATTATGCTAGTGTGCTATGAAAAAAATCAAAATTTTTCTGACGTTCAGCCAAACCGTGAGTACCTCCATTTACACGCTTTGTAACCGCTAATACTACATCATCTCCATGTCCTTTATCACATATATCCCATAACTTATTCTTATGGAAGAAGAAGGCAGCAGAAGTAAGTGGATATTTGGTAGCAACTAAATCAGGATTAGCTAAAATATCATCATCTACAAACTTATCAAACGCTGCGTAATTATCCTTACCGGTTAATTGTATAAATCCTCTGCCACGGAATTTATAACCATCTCCTGAACCCTCATCACCATTACCCATACGACCACCATAAACTTTGTTAGCAATCTTTTCGGGTTGTCTTGCGTATTTATTTGCAACTTCTATTGTTGGGAAATATTTAGGGAATATCTTACGAAGCCCATCAGCAGAATAATTTAGATTTTCATTCAAAAATTTAAAATTACCACTTTCATGTGCACATTGTGATAGGAAGTGAGATAGCTTTAATGGATTATCAATACCGAATTTCTCCATAATAAGAGGTATTTCGTCCATAACATTTGCGGGAAGTTTCTTAGATAACGCTTCTAATTTCATTTTATTTTATTTGTGAGTAAAGAAATATTACTAATAATGTAAATAAGGTACTATTGAATCTGTGAAGTTTTTGTTCACGCTTCACATCTTTTTCAAACTGATTATATACAGCTATATTCTTATAGTATCTTGATTTATAATCATTAAGCGTATCTAAATTAACTTTATTTTGGTAATTTAGTGTATCTTTTACTCTAAATAAACTATAAATTTCTAGCTTCAGGCTATCTTTTACTAACTCGTGGGATTTTAGTAGGCTATCTATTTTACGATTTTGGGAAAATAATACATTGTTTAAGCTATCAAAAGCGTAATTAATCTTTTCCCCTTCTGCTCTACTTATGATTATCTTTTCTTCACCACCGATTTTCTTAACGTATTGGGCGAAGCTGGAATTTCTCGCTGCTAGTGTCAACAGTGTTAGCAGAATCAAGCTTACTTTTAACTTCATTTAGCTCAGATTTTAATTGGTTTACTTCTGATTTTAAACTTACTATAGTTTTTACAGCTTTTCCCACTATCTGAACCTCTTTTTCGGCTGCTTTTTGTTGTGTTAGTGCGCTTAGTTGGTTGGTTTTTTTAACACCTTCCATAAGCTTCTGGAACTCTAATTCCTTCATATTTTCATCACTTACCGCTTGGGTGCTTGCAGATTGACACCCATATAGAACGAATAAAATGAATAAATATTTCATTACTTAATATTTTGTATCTTACCTAATTGGTTTAGGGTACTTAGCTTGGTTGTAGCTGATGATAGGGAGCTATCACATCTACGAACCGCATCTTGCAACACATCAACCTTTACTTCTAGCTTCTCAATCTTACTGCCTTGACCATCAATCTGCTTGTTAAAAGTACTTCTAATGTCCACGTATAAAGCTGATATACCTATAATAACTAGGAACATAGTGCCTACTACCGGATTTTTAGAGAACTGAGCAAAGCTAATTGGTAGTGGGTTAGCACCTATCTTTAAGCCTTCTGATTCCTCTGCTTTCTTTCTTACTGCCTTTGCCATTATTCTTCAGTTTTTTCTTTTTTAAATATCTTTTCAGCACTTGTAAGGCCTAAGCAACCAAACGCCAAAGCAGCTACAGATTGAACCAATACTGCCGATGGGGCAAAGTGTTCTTCTGTAAATGAATTTGCGTACATGGTCCAGCAAAGGAATCCAGAACAAACGATACCTACTAATCTTTTACTTGATGCTTCTCCTTTGTCTGACACGAATCCTGAAGCCCAGCTAAATAATCTTTTCATGTTAATAAAACTAATAATGTTACTACAATAATAAAACCCAACGCCCAAACAAAACCTTTGATATTATGATTTATCTGCTTCATTTTCTAAGCTTTTCATAAATATAAATAACTACAACTATCAGCATAAGAAAAAATAGTATCTTATACAGATTGTTAGCAGTCTTTTCTTTGCTTTTCTCTGTGGTTGTTTTTTGGATTATTTCGGATTTGGCTGTATTAACAGAATCCTTTTTGCTTAGTTTGGTATCGGATTGCTTCTCTTTGGTTCCAGAAGTCCATGTTTCCGTGTATTTCGGTATGGTAATCATACTATCTTTTGTTACCCACAGGGTATCGTAGTATGTTACTGTTTTTGTGAAATACTGTTCTTTTTCAATCACCTTAGTTACGCTATCATAGAAGGTTACGTGCACTGAATCCATAGTACGAGTTACCGTACTATCCGTTCTTTTTTCGTTCTTCTTAACTGTTGCACAGCTACAAAGGAAAAGTAGTAAAAATGCTACCTTTTCCATTATGCGTCATGCTTTTTAATGTTCTTCGTTTTCTTATGGTAGTATCTAATAGCGAATATACCAGATACTATAGCCACCAAACCGGCAGCTAAACTTACAAATGGCTGGATTGAGCTTATTGTTACGGCTGCTCCAGAGATGCTAATTAGTGTAGCGATGTCGGCTTGGTGACTGTGATTTGTCATTTCAATGTTATTTGTCTACTAATTTTAAAAAAACAGGATAGACTTCTTCTGTTTCAATAGACTCTAAGGTTTCAGGTGTGATGTCTGTTGACCACAAGCTAACCACGTCTATATCTTTTTCAGCTTTTAGTAAATCCAAGTACTCTTTGTTAAATTCTTCCATTTTTTCTTTAGGGATGAATCTTTCTTCTCCCTCCCCTTCGCCAAACTTGTCAAAAAGCTCCTTTTTAGACTCATCTAGCAACTTTACTTCCGCTTCTACTACTTTGTTAAGTCTTTGGAAATAAAGCTTGTTTTTCATGCTTGTTTTTTGTTTTAGAAGTCCATTAGAAACCACGGTAGAAACACCATCTTTGGTGTAAGTCATACCATTTAATTCATAATGCAGTTCTACGATTTCATTTAGGTTTAATTTCATATAATATGTGTTTTGTCAAAAATAATGAATTTTAATTAAAAACTACAAAACTTGTTCACTATTTTCTGAACTTACAATTGGTTCTTCGGTTACAGGCGCTTCTACCAAAGTTGGAGGTGTAGGTTGTGGCAACCAAGGTAACGGAAGTGTCACCTCTTTGGGTGTAATTTGCAGAGCAATATTAGCTTCTAAACTAGCCTGCATAGCATCAACCGGCAATATCTGTTCTAGCCAGCTAATAACTTCGGCTTCTGTTACGTCAGCGTAAGGGATAAAGTTTTGTGGATTTGGTTGTGCTACGCCTGATGCACCATAAGTTTCTGCAAACCATGTTTTATCTCCATCTACTTGTGTGGCTTGGTAGCGCCAATGGATACATTGGATTACATCAGGCAATCCCTCTAATTCGACAGCGCAATTAAGAGCGCTGATTACAAATTTAAATTGTGTCATTTTTTATTTTATTTTACGTGTTTCCAAATTTTATTTAATACTATGTAATTTACTTGATATTTAGAAGCCATAGTTGAATTTGCTATATCAACCTGCTTCTCTCCATTTTTAAATCTCTGCCTTATTTCCCTAACTAAATCATCATTCAATTTGGCGTTAGGATGATTCATTCCTTTGGCTGGATTAGGAACATTTAAACCTGTTCTATGTGCGTGCAACCCGTTTTCAGACCTAGTGCACCATTCCAAGTTATTTATATCATTATTAGACGGGTTGCCATCAATGTGATTAACCTCAGATTTGTTTTCAGGATTTGGTATAAAATGTTTTGCTAAAAGCCTGTGTATGTAAAAATCCTTTTTTTTATACGGAGAAATAACAAAACCAACTCTAAAATATCCGACCCTATTAGTATATGGTTTAAGAATATGATTAGTTTTAATATTCTTCACTTCGCCATTACGATTTATAGCGTATCTGCCTTCAAATCCTGATATTTCTACAAAATCATTCATATTTAATTAAATTAACTTACTTATGTATTACCCATTTGTAAGTTGTTGCCATTTTTATTTATTTTTTAATGTGTCTAATTCTTGTTTAAGTTCTTTTATTGCATTTACTAATGTTGCAACAATAGGTTGATAATCTAAACCTATAAAATCTTCTTTTTCTATAAATGCTTGTGGTATATAATTTTTTACCTCTTGTGCTAAAAAACCTAAATATTTATTGCTATCTTCTTTATCTTCTTTCATTCTGTATAAAGTAGGTTTCAAACCTAAAATAGCATCTAAACCTAAATTGCTTAATTCAAAATCTTTCTTTTTATTTATATCAGATGTAGCAGTATAAACCCCACTTCCCATATTAAAATTTCCTCTT